TGTCACTTTTGATGCTATTACAGTAGGTGTCACTTTTGATGCTATTACAGTAGGTGTCACTTTTGATGCCACCATTTTAATAAAATCAATAACCTGACTGGAATTGTACTGTTTATTGTAATCAGGCGTAATACAATGGTTAATTAGGTCATTCATCAGACTATATGAAATTGGATTTTCGGTCATAAATCGAGACCGTAAAGGGGTCATAATGTAAATATGGATCATATAAAACAGTGAATAAATATCAATTTTGTCTAAATTTGGCAAGACCACCAATTCAAAATAGAGAGGTTTTTTAGACTCTTGTAAAGTCGTCGCAATCACATCCATTGGTGTGCCTCTTTGATACCTATCGATAGTCCTTTTGGCAATTGGTTCATATCGATCATATAGTTGACCGATGATCGTATTTTCCATAACATTAATGAATAATGGGTAAATTTCATAGTGCGCATAAATTTGATCGATTTCAATATTTCTGGTGAAAATAGATAATCCAAAGTCGATCAATTTTGGTAATTGTCCTCCATCAGGAATCACTATATTGGTAATCTTAATATCCATGTGGACAATTCCATTATTGTATAATAATTGTAACCCTTCAACCCAATGCAACACCCATGACCACAAAGTATTGAGAGTTAATTGTTTTTCATTAATATATTTCTCTAGATTAATATATTTCTCTAGTGTGATTCCTCCATATTTCATAAAATATTGGCGAAATAGCAGTTTATCTGAAGAATCGACGTATTTCTTACAATTTTTAAGTTGTGGATCACTGTGGTTGATCATACACTCGTCTCCGCTTAGCGGTACGAAGTACATGCCCCCAGGATCAATATCCCTGATCACGTTTGAAATTTCTTGTTCGTAAAAGGCATTAGTACTGACGCTCATCAACTTGCCAACATCGTTTCGATATTTATTGTCGAATTTGGTTAGGTTTCGACATTTGATTGGTGATCGATAAACACATCCGTAAGTACCAGCACCAATTACCCGATTGGTTGATGTCATTATATTCTATATATATACATGATCTATTTTATTCTTGGAATTTGTCTAAAATGATTGACTTGACAAATTTGTCATACCACTCGGTCGTTTTATAAATTGACTTCTGTTCTGTGAAGAAACTTAACTGGACTGCGGTTTTGAGATTGATGCATGAGTCTTGGAACAGATTGTAGATCGCGTCACCCAAGGGAAAGGAGTAGTTAATCTGATTGATCTTGACGTATCTTAGTACCGCCACAAATGAACAGAACATGCTTGAAGTGTACAAGGCCGTTCCATTCTTCTTGGCTTTCTTTTCCAATTTGAGATTCCTTTCTAACCATTGCTCCATATTCGAATTGTGATTAACGAAGATCACGTTACCAACCACTTGGCGTACCTTAAACTTGATTGGACCAATATTCTCGTTGGTTCCCTTGTATTGACCCCCTTCCTGACTGTAATCGTTTTGGTAATCATCGGCATCCCATTGACGAGTGGATGGGGGGAATACGATAGCAAAACCATACTTAAAATACTTGCTAACTCGATGTTTAACTAGATCAGTTCCACCCTTGACATTGATTTCATTAATCATGTACTGATAGGCCATTAACGACTTGTTGGTAAAGTAGACGTGTTGACCATCATAGGCGACCATTGATGGGAACATATCGAAAGACTTGAAAATATCCAAGATCGTCTCATATTGACACATGACCAATTGAAAGCGGTATTTCATCTTAACACCATGCTCATCATTGTCCTCGAAATAGTACTTGGTGTCGACCTTTTTCTTCTTCTGACTACGACTGGTGCCTTCGGCGTTGGTGCCTTCGGCAACCCTATTGGTGACTGCGTCGGTGGTCTTCCTGTTTGGTTTGTATTTTTTCATCGATTTAAATTTATATTGATCGAAATAATCCAAGGTGAAGTCTTCCTTGATGTGATTCTTAGGATCTTCATAACAGATCATCTCAATCACATTGAAAGTCGGTTTGTAAAAGAGTGCAAATTTGTAAGTGGGGTCGACCTTGTGTAGGGATTTGACCAGATCTTCGGTTAGCGTCTTAACCCTAGCAATATACTCTGCTTCACTCTTGAGTCCATAGAAGAAGAAATCAAAATCTTTCATTTGTTGTTTGAGTAGAATTGACCTAACAAACCCACCACAGAGTGCCACGTGATCCATTTTGGTTTCACGTAGGAAAGGATACTTGAGATCGACATATTTGATGAACTCTTCTCGAGTAGTAATCTTGAGCCGTGCGTTGCTAATCGGATCTACGATAATCTTATTATCCAGACTGTATGAAGTCGTAGGTGATTCAAAATGTTCCAAATCTAGCAATTGTTGATCGGGCATCCCATCCAAGAGTCCCAGATGAGTGTGCTTTTGAAGGGTATATAAATAATTGGGTTTAATCTCTGTTAATGGTCGAAATGTTGTGTTGCATTCAATTATTATGTGGTTAACCTTGCTGCCACACAATTCACAGACTCCATTAGCCAGTCCGCGCAGATTCGGGCAATCAATATCCTCTAGATATTGATGGTGTTGAATGAAAGAAGTCTGTTCTCGATTGATGATAATGATTTGGATCCCATCGATCTTCACGCACACACGTTCTTCGACCGCACTCCAGTCAGAGATCTGTTGATCGGTCACTTGTAAATCAACGATCAGATCTTTTTCACAGAACTTGCGTAAACTATCGACTACAACCGACCGACCATTGGTGGGAACATACTTGAGTAAATATTGATGACAAATCAAATAGTAGAGCGTCAATGGTTTAATTGTAAGCCCACTGTATCGGATCGCATCTTGTAGAACACCATATGGAATAGTGATCATATTGGTCTTCTCGATGTCTTTGGCAATGGTGATCTCAGAGTTATATTTATAGTCATTGAGAGCCAGTTCGACATATTTGTTATAGACTGTTGCCACTTCAGTATTCCTCGCTAGGAATGCATCGCACAATAGGTAATAATACAAGTGTTCATTAGAGGCCGAAAGATTGAGACGTCCACTGTAAATGAGTTTGATCCACTGAAGAGCCGTAGTACTAGTAACATCATCGAAATCAAACATTAAAGGGATTTGATAGTCTTGTAGTTCCAGACCGCAGTTCTTATAACACAATGGTCCCATTCGAATATTCGCAAGATTTCGATCATATGATTTAATGACGTGATGAGATCCATCGGTACTGGTCAACATGAACGAGTAAGCGAAATCACGTGGTATCGCAGTCGTCATAATCGCTTTCTGAACGTTATTCATCAAGTCGATGATATTATTTTCGATTTTAATGTACCGTGTCTTTTTGAGTTCAGAAAAAGTCGAAATCTTACCAGTCATATGATTATTGACCTCGTTAATCAACAACGACCGCATATCACTGTAATATGCGGTGCCTCGTAACAAATTGGAGAAAAGGTCGACGATCAACATTTGATTTTGATACGACTTATCCTTAGTATAATGGTAAATGGTCAATGATAAGTTTTGAATCAGTTTCAAAATACATGATCGGTTTTCCTCTTGTGGAACCAACAGTTTGATTTCGTCTTTGATCTGACACACAAAATGGTTGAAATCCTTAATCAAGAACATTTGATCACCATAAGGTAAATAACCATTGCGGAATTTTGGGTTTGACATGTTAATAAATTCCACCTCGTGACGATTGTAGACTGAAAACCGTTCTACCAAGCGAGTCAGTTTCCCTTCTCGGATGATCTTGTATAGTGCATTACCAACCGAGACGCCTGACTTGAAATAGTCCTTGTTATTCGGTTCAACTGCAACGATCTTGAATTGAACTGGGTGTTTAATGATTTCACAAAACTGACTCGTAATGGCGTCAGTTTTGTCATGAATTTCTCCATCGGTAATGATGATAATTTCGGTTATAGTTTGGGGATCATAAAAACTTTCTTTCAGTAATTTCAAACCACAGATCAAGTCAGTGCCACCACCAGATTTAGTCATCTTGCGGATCTTGTCGAAATCATCAATCAGGATCTTTTCATGAAGATCTGCATCAGTGGACCATGTGATGATATTCGCCTGACTATAACCAGTCTTCTCACAGATCTTCTTAGCAATAGTAAACTCGTAGTCCCTGACGGACACTCCTTGACCAAACTGATCACTGGTTGACCCAGAGATGTCGATCAATAGAACTGGAAGTGGATTAAATTGGCAGTCGGATGCGATTGGCTGAAAAATGGACATGGTGTTAGCATATCTATAAACATATGCTGATTATCGATCAATTTTTGAATGATCCACTTGTGATATGAATCAAACTTACCAACAGTCAGATGGGTGGTTCAACAACCATCATTCAATACAATTAAGTCAGATAGTTATCCTTCAATTGCTATCGACCACCAAGGGGCGATCTATACGGAAGGTGTAACCGCTAATCAGAGTGAGACAGGACCTGCAGATATCGTAATTTTTAAATTAGAACCCACAAATGGTCAATGTCAATGGGTGGTCCAACAACCGTCATTCAACACTAATGGCATAAATATCGATCCAACCATTGCCATCGACCATCAAGGGTCGATTTATGTGGCTTATTACACCAATGGAACTGCCTCAGGGCAAACCCAAACTGGTGCTTATGATATCGTGGTTTTCAAATTAGCATCCAACAATGGTCAATACCAATAGGTGGTTCAACAACCCTCCTTTAATACCATGGCATCTAATTCATCACCATCAATTACAGTTGACCATTTAGGGTTAGTCTATCATACTGATGGAACATCTTCGAACCAAACCAATACTGGGTCCAATGACATCGTGGTCTTCAAATTGGACCCCAATAATGGTCAATGCCTATGGGTGGTTCAACAACCCACTTTTAATACTAGTGATGGTGATCTATTGCGGTCGATACTAAGAATCAATTGTATATTGCTTATCATACCACAGGCAATCAAAATTTGACAGGATTATCGGATATCGTGGTCTTCAAATTGGCAAACAATGATGGTCAATGTCAATGGGTAATCTAACAACCATCTTTTAACACAATTAATTTTGATTGCATGTGGTCGACGACAACGAAAATATATACGTTTCATATAACACCGATGGCACAGTTTATGGGCAAACATCGACTGGTAACCGAGATATTGTCGTCTTCAAATTATCGCAATATCCACCGTCCCTGTTGTTGGTCTTATATACGGCGACACTCGGATCATGTCGGGATCCAAAGACATTTATTGGTGATTTAATTACCTATAATTATTCCATTAAGAACACAAGTGACGTCCCATTGACCAATTTAATGGTTCATGACACCCTAGTTAATCAAGTCATCCTACAGCAAACAACCCAACCAACGAACCACTGGAATTGGATCTCACCGAGTCACACAAAGTGACATTGATCATGGGTCTCGATCAACCAGTGCCTACGTTGATGGACTATATCAAGACCAAGTGGTGACTTCCAATACTAAGGAGTTGGTGTTTGTCGGTATGTCGATCGAATTACATCGAACTAGTCCATGTCATTACACTGTCACTAATCAAAGAAATCTAACATTACATGTTATCAAGATGACCGATGATTGTCAGAATGTGATCAAATGTCACCCATGCTTATTACCAAATCAAAGTTTTGACTGTGAATGCCACCATTTCACCGATCAAATCACAATTAGTGTACAACAGCCTTCAATCAAGATGATCTATGATTAGGCTACAAAAAATTAATTAGTCATCACACACATACCCAAATTTCTCCGATCATACACGATTGACTCGTGATCAGCGAGTTGTTGATACACATCGTTAAATTCTCGATTGTGTAATAGGTCCCCATAAATGTGTTGATCGGTAAGTCGAGAGATGATCTCATAATCGATGAACATTGTAAATGCTTGATCTAACCTCATAATTGTCCCTGTCTCTAGTTCCCTAATAATTACAATAATATCATGAGTCTTTGAGAGGTGTAATAATTTACGAATAGACGATAAATCTTGTAAATTAGCCCCATCGATGACAACCATCAAGTAATCACTCACATATTGTTTGCTAACAATTGTTCCCACAAATTGTGTTAGGTTGTCAATCATTTGACAGGTCTTAGGATAGACCTGATCAACCGAGTGGGTGTAGACCCAGATGTCGCTATAATCCATACTATCAATTAATTGACACAATAAGTTAGAATTGCACCCTGTAATCATTATATTAGAAGGAATATCAAGCCAATACATTATTATTCACCTTACGTACTAATAATAATGTACAATAATAATTTATCATATCAATTTTATTTAAATCGAATGAAATTTAAATAAAATTTTAACAATTTGCGAATATTTTCATCCCATTCATATTTCTACGCAGATCCTACGAAAATTTCGTCTGACATCATATACATACATTCTTTGACCCCATAATTTCATCACTTTTGTCACCAATCATTAGGGGGATCTCAATCAATTAAGAAACAGTATTTTTTTACTGTAAAATGGAAGTCACCGTTTTTCCGTCAATTACTAGGGGGGGTCTCGGTTAATTGAGAGACCGTAAATTTTTACTTTGTATTTTATTTACCACACTTGTCATCAATCACGAGGGGGATCTGAGTTAATTGGGATAAAATGAAATTTATAATTTTATTCAGAATAAATCTCACATATAAATATTATATTAATTAATTTGCGATTATTTATGATTAAAACCAGATATTTAACAATCAATATCTTATGAATCGATCTTTGGTTATGATCAATTTAACTTAACAATTTGAAAATTAACCCTAAAACACACCTTAAATTATACGTAAAAATTAACTTTAATCATAATCCTAAATTGTTAAATATTTCAAAAGATTTATTTAGTTTGTGAGTTTATGATTATTTGGCTAATTATTTTCACGAATTTGTGAATCGATATTTAGTTGTGATCAACTTAACTTAACAATTTGTAAATTAACCCTAAAATACACCTTAAATTTTACGTAAAATTTAACTTTAATCATAATCATAAATTGTTAAATATTTCAAAAGATTTAT